TGATCGTTCTAATGGTATATCAAACATCATTCTAAATTTTTCAAAGTTCCAATTAGAATTAAATACATACCAATCATATTTATGATGGTTAGATTTATCTTTGAACCATGGAGCCAGATTCGGTTGATCGTATGAATTTTTTTGCCAAAGTATATTTATTTTATCTTTTGATAGTGGGATAGATTCAGGTACAGATGTACAAATTTGTACTTGATCTAATAGTTTAGAATCAACGTGTTTTCTTAAATATTCAAATTGAAGCTCAGTCCCGCCTCTAGGATTTTGGTTTATCATTTTTTTGATTCATTACTTTCTGGAATACTTGAAGACCTTTATTAGTAACTTGAACTGTAACATCTTCTACGATGTCAGGTCCTTCTACTTTTTCTTTAAATGTTTCTCCTGTCTTAGTATTTCTATAGGTTGTTATAGTTGTACATTCTATTTTAGGTATATCATGTGTATGTGGAACATCTCCATTTTCATGAGAATGTGTAATACCATTATCGTGTGTATGCTCTATATTCTTTTTATCCATTTTCTTGTGATCTATCTACCATAAGATAACTCACTTGTCCAGTGATCTCATTTGCTGTGTCTGCTTGTAATTTTAAAACGTCACCTGCTTCTAGATTTATTACATCTTTTGCAAGATTTTCTGTAGACTTATTTAATTGAGCATGCGCAATTTCAACATCAGAACCTCCTGATTTTTTTAAATATAAATCTACATCAACATTACTTGCATTCGCGTGACTTGCTTGTACTGCCTTTACAATAGCAATTGCAGATACACTAATACTTAACACTGTTGTTAAATTAGTTGTTGTTAAATCAAATGTTTCGCTTTTATAAAAATTTGCCATTAACCAAAAAACCAGTTTTTCTGGTCTTCCTCATTTTTTAAATCTTCTTGAAAAGAAAAATTTAATTCTGTTTTAATTGTATCAACCGCTCTAAGAATCTGTCTTTGGTTTTCAACATCATATTCTTCTTTAGGTTCTGGTATATAGGAAGTTATTCTAGCCATTATCTTCTTCCATCAGGTTTAATATCTACTCTTAATGTTCCATAACGCCAAGTTTCACCTACAGCATCATTTTCTATTTTAATTGCAAGGAGTCTTCCTCTAGCTCTAGTGTCTACTTTATCAGTAGTTGATGTTATTGTAAAGGGACCCAAAGGTGAACTAGATGCTGTATTACTTGGATAATCATTTAATAATAATGTGACTTTTGAATTACCGGTTAACACTTTAAAGTCTGGTATAAATCGTTTCATAGACATAATATATTCACCATCCCCTCTAAGATCAGCTACACCGGTTGCCTGACCCAAGGCACTTTTACTTGAACTAATATCAAAATCTCCAGATTTTATAAATGCATCAATTGATGTTGTACCACTACTATTAACTTGATCGGTTCCTACTTCATGAGCATAGTAAGTTGATGCTCCATACTTAGCGGTAATACCTTGTATTGAAAAATTAGGAATTGCTGTTGAATTATATTGTGTTGCATAAGGTACATCAAATACCCCTTGATCAGCATATGAACTTCTTGCTAGTGAACTTGTTGTCCAACATTGTTCTGCAAAATTATAAGTAACACATCTATTAATTTGATCTGATCCAGATTTAGCATAGAACCAATTTATTTCATTGTATAATGAATTATGTTCAGAGTAAATTATTTGACCAGCGTTATAGTTTATTCCTAGATTATCTCCACTTGTTGTAAATACAAAATCTTCAACTGAACAAGGTATGGCTTTTACAGTACCATCATATGCAAAAAAACCACCTTCACCTGACATCCAAAAGACAATACCATTAGAATAACTTAATGCATGTTGACCAATCAATCCACAGTTTGTACCTACTTGTTTAACTGAAAAAGTAAATGGTGGGCCAACGTATTGGATAACGTATGCTGAACTATCTGTTAAAACTAATGTATAATCTTTACCAGACACTGCTCCAACTATTACGTTTCCTTTATCAACTCTAAAAGTTCCTGCAGTATTGGTTGCAGTAGGTTGATAAGTATTAAAGTCTTCTTGATTTGAAAATCTTATAAACATTGGATCTTGAGTTGTTGGATCACCAATAGTAGTTTCTGTTCCAAAATGAAATACATGTCGATCTCTATCTGATACTTGAGTCAATCTTGATGCCGTAGGCGCTCCTGTCATTATAGTTGCTCTATTTCCTCTTGGACTACTTGCTCCTGCATTCCAAGTAAATGTTTTATTATTATGAATTGTTGCAACTAATATTTGTCCAAAGTTATCTAAACTCCAGAAGCCTGGATCCAGAGTCACTCCACCTACTGATCTTTCAGTTCCCCATGTTTCATCTGACCAAGAAGATGTGCCCCAACCATAACCTGCTGTTTGAAAAGTTGGACCTACAATTACATAAGGATCAATTGCTGCTGAACCTGTACCAGATGTAGTACCTGCAGAATTAGTAGGCATTGTAATTTCAAAAGTATTTTCTGTTACATTTGATATTTCAAAAGTATTATCTTCAAAATCAGATGTTGCATAACCTGATCCCGTTGGGACAGTTACACTTGAAAATGTTACATATCTTCCATCTAATAAACCATGAGCAGTTTTATTAACTGTAACTGTTGTAGAACCAGATGTCGCATCAAAATCAGCTCCAGTAATTGCTGTATCTAATGGAGTAATGTCGTAAAAAGCTTCTCCATAATATAAAAATAAACCTTGTGATGTACCTATTGCAGCATACTTTTCACCTGCTAGAGATGTCCAAGTATGTTGTGCACGTGCGGCTCCCGGTAAAGTTTTACCTGAAATACTTAATTGATTCCAACCGCCTATTTTCTCAGGGAGTCCATATCTAAATCTAACAAAATCACCATCGACCCACTGAGACTCGCCTCCGGAATCCGTGACCATCTTGTTAAAACCAGGCTTGAAATTTAATTTTTGTAGCATATAACCTACTATATAATACTTATGAATATAATGAAAGCGAGAATAATCTGGTTTCCCGAACGTCTATCATACATAGATTTTGACTCATTACAAGATAAAATGGAATGGAATCATGAGCATTTAAAAACTGTTCGTAAATACATGAAGGAAGATGGATTGTTATTTCCTGCAGTATTTAAAGATGATGAAATTCATTGTGGTCATTATAGATTTAAGGTAGCAAAAGAAATGGGTTATGATGGTATTGAAGCTTATAAAGTTAATACTTACAAAGAAGTTCTGCAATTGACTAATTTTAGTGAATTATGTTATAATCACTACAAAGAATATAAAGAAAAAAACTATGTATGAATCATTAACAGAAGCAACTAAATTTCATGCTGTAAACCAAGACCATTGGGCTGGTGAAGCATTAGCAGAATATAAACATAATATTTTTAATGTAATCAAAGAAAATAATATAAAAACTATTTTAGATTATGGATGCGGTAAAGCAAAATTTCATTCTATTTTATTTAATAATAAAAAAGTTCCAGGTTCACCTATGGGTATAAATATAACTCCATACGATCCTGCTGTTGCAAAATTTTCAAATAAACCAACTGGACAATATGATTTAGTTATTTGTATAGATGTAATGGAACATGTTCAAGAAGATAAAGTGGAGGAAGTTTTAAAAGATATATTTAATTATAGTAATAAAATATTTTTAACTATTACTTGTTATCCAGCAACTCAAATATTATTGAATGGCAAAAATGCACACTATACTATTAAAGAACCTGATTGGTGGAAAGAAAAATTAAAACCTTATGATGGTAATTATATTGCAATATTTCAAACCATGCCTGATAGAGGTGGTAAAAAAGTTAATAAAGAAGAATGGAAACCTAATGCAATTACATTAAAAAAATTAGAAAAAAATGATAAAACATTAGATGAAAGTCAAAAAGAAAAAGCAAAACTACTTTAATGGAAGAATATTTTAATGGATGAAAAAACATTTCACATAGAAGATTATATAGCTACATATGATAACTATATTACAAAAGAAGAATGTAATAAAGCTATTAAATTATTTGAAGATCAAAATAAATTTAATAAAACTTTTAATAGAATTAGGTCTGAAGGAACTGAAATTTTAACAAAATCTGATAATCAATTTTTTGGATTGTCTAGTAATCTAGACATATGGTGGGAAGAACTAAAAACAATAATATTAAATTTTGATATAGCATGGAATCATTATGGTAAACACACTGGCGCTATTCAATCTTATGGCAATATTCCTTTTCATTATACTAATTTAAAAATACAAAAAACATTACCGAAAGAGGGTTATCATATTTGGCATGTTGAACATGGAGCTTCTTATATAGATTCTTCTAGAGCTTTTGTATTTTCTATTTATTTAAATGATGTTGAAGAAGGTGGAGAAACAGAATTTTTAAATTTTTCAAAAAGAGTAAAACCTAAAGCTGGTAGAATAGTTATTTGGCCTGCGGCTTTTCCATATGTTCATAGAGGTAATCCACCATTAGCAGGGGAAAAATATATTTTAACATCTTGGATGGTGATGAAATAAATGTCTTTTAATCACGAAATAAAAAATCTTAAATTTCATATAAACAAATTAGTTCCTAAAGACGTTTGTAGATCTTTTATAGATTATTTTGAAAACAACTCAAAATATTATGGTATAGAAAAAAGCTATAAAAATAACTCAAAGGAAATTGAATTTGATAATTTTACATGTATCAATTTAAATACTGTACCTAAAACAGATAAAAAAGCTGTAGAACTTTTTACGTTAGCAAGACTTTATATTTCTATAATGATAACAAATTATGTTTTACATATTAAAAAAGATATCTGTCCTACATATAATGTAAACTTTATATCTAAAACAAGTAATATTCGTATATTAAGATATGAAAAGGGACAATGTATAAAAGATCATTGTGATGTTGGAGATAGGATAAGAGCGTCTTGTACATTAAATTTAAATGAAGATTACGAAGGTGGTGAGTTTAGATTTTTTAATGGTCAAATAAAACACTCTTTTAAAACAGGGGATGCTATGATATTTCCTGCGGAACCTATTTGGGATCACGGTACAGAACCTATTACAAAAGGTGTAAGATATTCAATTAATTGTTTTTTACAGTCATGAATTTAATATATTCAATACCAGATAAATTTTATTATATACAAAATTTTTTAGATTATCCTGCTTATAAAAAATTACATTATGATGTTTTTAAAAGTAAATTAGTTAATTTAAAATCCACTGAAACCGAATGGGGAAAAGAGTTACAATATGGACTTAAAAGTTTTGTTGATAGAACTAGTTTAAAAACAAATTATACTCCTCTTGAAAAAATTAAAATACTTTTAGAACATAATTCGTTTCATAAAGTAAAAATAAAAAATTTTGCTCCAATGATTCATTCAATGAAAGATGGCTCAGGTATTAATTGGCATGATGATCATTGCTATGAATATGGAATTACTTATTATATAAATAGACGTTGGAATGAATATTTTGGAGGAGAATTTTTATTTAAAGACAAATATAGTAATGGTTTTATTCCTATAGTAGGAAATTCAATTATTATAGTAAAGGCTCCTTTAAAACATAAAGTGGCACCTGTACAAAAACCACTTGTTGCTAGAAAAACAATTCAAATTTTTGTAGAAAAATAAAATTAAGTTTTTATAATATAAATTATAGTTAGATAAGGTTGCACAACCGAAGTTGCATCTCCTGTAAAATTCGCACTCATATTATGTGCGTGTCCACTCCCTGAACCCGTGTTAGCTGATGTTCCCATTATATATGCTGTTTGAACTGTTGATGGTGGACTCGCACCTCGATATCTACCTGGAATAGGCATCTCTGGATTTGCTCCTCCATTGTGAGTATGACTAGCTATTTGAGAATTAGATAATGTGGCATTTGCTGTTGAACCACCAACGTTTCCTGTTGCACTAACTGTATTTGCTCCACCGGTTGAAGCTAAAGCTTTAGTACCTGATTTACTTATTGTTACATTGTCTTGTAAGTCTGGAACATTAAAAGTAGTTGAACCATTACCTGAACCGTACGTAGTACCAATTATTGCAAAGAGAGCAGAGTAAGTTGATCTTGAGACTGCGGTACCGTCACATTCTAAGTATCCTGAAGGTATTGAAGAGTCTGACCATGGTACAATAGTCGCTGTTGGAATACCTTCAATTCCAGTTATATTAGCCCCACTATAGTCGTATTTAGTTGCTTCGTAATTTGCCATTTTTTTCCTACGTTTTAATTATATACATTACTGTTAAATAAGGTTGCACAATCGAAGTTGCATCTCCTGTAAAATTAGCACTCATATTATGTGAGTGTCCACTTCCCGATCCAGTGTTTCCTGAATTTGTAGGAGTTGCTATTGGATAAGATGGGCCAGGGTTAACCTGGGATTGTGGACTTTTACTAACTATACCTTTTGGGTGTGAATGAGAAGCAAGTTCAGCGCTAGTTAAACTGTGATTCGCTGTTGAACCAGCAACGTTTCCTGTTGTAGTAGCCGTATTAGCTCCACCGGTTGAACCTAAAGCTTTAGTGCCTGATTTACTTACTGCAACGTTATCTTGTAAATCCGGTACGTTAAAAGTAGTTGAACCATTACCTGAACCGTACGTAGTACCAATTATTGCAAAGAGAGCAGAGTAAGTAGTTCTTGAAACCCCAGAACCGTTACATTCTAAATATCCTGCTGGTGCAGTTGAATCTGACCATGGAATAATAGTTGCGGTTGGAATACCTTCAATATCTTGAAGATTTGCTGCATCAAAATCGTATTTAGTTGCTTCGTAATTTGCCATTTTTTTCCTACGTTTTAATTATATACAGTACTGTTAAATAAGGTTGCAAAACCGAAGTTGCATCTCCTATAAAATTAGCACTCATATTATGAGAATGAGATCCACTGCCTCCAGAATTACCTATATTAGGATTTGGATTAGCCCTATTATTACCCTGAGTCTCTGGTGTACTACCAGGAGGAGGACTAAATACTGCAGAACCTGAATGACTATGGGAAGCAAGTTGTGATTCTGTTATTGTAGCATTGGCTGATGAACCACCGACGTTTCCAGTTTTAGTTACTGTATTTGCTCCACCAGTTGATCCTACAGCTTTGGTATCTGATTTTCCAATTAGAATATTATCTTGTAAGTCTGGAATATTAAAAGTAGTTGAACCATTACCTGATCCATAAGTAGTTCCAATTATTGCAAAAAGAGCAGAATAAGTAGTTCTTGAAACCCCAGAACCGTCACATTCTAAAAAACCCGAAGGAATAGATGAATCACTCCATGGTATAATAGTTGCTGTTGGAATACCTTCAATTCCTACAAGGTTAGCACCATCATAATCATATTTAGTTGCCTCGTAATTTGACATTCATCCTCCTAAGAAGAATAAGACGCAGGTCTTGCACCTAATCTAGTATTTTTTTCAGTTTCAGTTTCGTCTCTAAAAGTTCCAGAATCTACTGGATCTTCAATTGATAAAATATCATTATCCCAATTAGATTGTAATTGTGCTAAATGCGCTTCATCCCATTTATTAATAAATTGATTTATGTCTCCAATATTAGCTTCAGCAAAAGATGTATGTGGCGTTTCATCTCTATACTCTACTTCGTCTAAAGTATTTGATGTTCCATGTTGAATAGCCCAGATATTTGAAAATTTAGAATCAGACCAAAAAGAATCATCAGATATAATATATCCAACACCTTCACTAGCACCTTCAGCATGATTTTTAATTACTAATTTATCATCAAAAACTATTGTCCAATTTCCTTTAGCAGCCATATTTTATTTCTCCCTATAAGTCCAACCTGTTGTAGCGTCTCCAGAATATACTAAACTAAAACCAGCACCTTGAGTATTAACTGTAAGGTCAGCTGCAGAGTTAGCTATATTAGAGCTATTTCTTCCAACGGTTAATGCGTTTGTATTAAAATCATATCCTTGGTCAATAACAGATACTTCATCTCCAGTGTTTGGAGATGCTGGTAAAGTTAAAGTAAATGCTCCACCATTTGTATTTGCTAAAATTTGTGCTCCAGCTTGAATTGTTTCAGCTGAAGATATTGCTCTCCATTTTCTTAGTTCTGAAGATTTATAAACATTAGTTCCGTCTGACCATAAAGTATA